ATTTACAAAGACCTAGGTCATATTTTGAATTATGAAAAGGCACGTTGGCGGAAATCAAAAGACGAAAGATATCATGCCTGTTTTCGTCCAAATGTGCCGAGCATGATCTATACGCTTTATTGCATCTATTTGCCGACAAGTGTGTAAAAATGCAAGTTAAACCGACTGCGCCTAAGTTCGCGCTCATTGAGCATGTTGCCGCTGAACTTGCGGCGAATTTTTACGAAGTTGGCCGTAGCCAAGGCTTGAAGTCGAGGCATAAGAACGCACGCACTTACGCGTTGAATAATCTCGAACGCTTCGTTCCCCATGCCACAAAATATTTACTAGATCAATTGAATGATCCATCAATCAGCGCAGAGGCAAAAGACGAGATAATGGAGAGTTTGCTAGAGCGTGTGAACGATCCGATGGCGAAGTCATTGGCCGATGCCTCTGCCAATCACGCTTTGCCTGATATTGATATTGCCAAGATAATTCCTGTTAAGGAATTGCCCACAGTCATCCACGATAAGCGAGCAATCGCTGATTATGAAGGTGCGCGCGGGTTGGCGTTTAAGAGGCGTTGAAATGCAGCATGATGAATATCCTTATTACGAACGGATGTTGATGATGGAAACCAAAAATCTAACCAATGACGAGTTGCTTGCACATCATCGAAAGCTAACAGCCGCTGGCTGGAGTCGGGCCGTTGAAATTGCAAAGCGGCGCAAGGAACGGCATGAAAAAATTGACTTTGACAATCCGCTATTTATGGGTCATTTGCTTGATCTTGAACAAGAGTTGAAAAATAGAGGCTTAAAATGAGCGAAACTATTCAAATGTATGATTGCAGTACAGATAAACTAGTGCCTGCTACACAGGAAATGGTCGATACGCTGCATAAATCTGCAACGTATGCATTCAAAATTAGAAAAATTATCAGTGCTGTTTCAAATCTGAATGCAGCAAAAGATCACGAAAAGATTGATACTATCGCCAAATTTCTAGGAGTCTAAAATGAGCGAAGATGACAAGAATGTTGCCGATTCTGCTGCTGAGCGTAAAGCTGCTGTAGAGGCAGAACGCGCGAAGGTTGTTGTGACTAAAGTCGATATTAAAGACGATGATGACAGCGATAAGGAAGTTGAAGCCAAAGACAAGGACGACGATAAAGAAAATGAACAAAAAGACGAAGGCAGCGAAGAAGAAAAAGAAGGCGAAGGGGACGGCGATGGAGCTAAAGAGGACGATAACAAAGACGATATCAAAGATGAGGATAAGGAAGAATTAAAGGCCGACAAGAAGTTAGAGAGGCTAGAGAAGAAATTGGCACGCGAAGCGATTCGCCGTCGCGAAGCTGAGAAGCGCGAAAAGGAATTGCTGCGACGACTAGAAGCTAAGCCGGATAAGGCGTTAACTGAGGAAGACGTTGAAGCCCGCGCGACAGCTAAAGCTGAACGCGAAATGCGGATTAAGGAATTTAATTCAACTGTTGAAAAGCTGGTCGAAGGTGCGCAGAAGCATTTGAAGTTGAACAACAAGCAGATGGACAGTTTGATTGAAGCGGCGCAAGATGATATTGGCGAGCCTGTGCCTGCTGAAATTGTTGAGGCATTGGGTGATATTGATAATGGTCATCTAGTGCTGGCGCATTTGCTCAAGAATATCGATGATGCCGAAGATATCTATAAGCTAAAAAATCGGCATATCAAGCTTGGTCTGGAATTGGCAAAATTGTCAACCAAGCTTTCAACACCGAAACAAAAGCCAGTTTCGAAAGTGCCTGATCCTCCCGAGCCGTTGGGCGGCAAGTCGGCTGGTGGCGATCGACTAGCCATCCTAGCTAGTAAGAAGACGTTAACCAGTTCTGAAATGGACGAATATGTACAGGCGCGGAATGCTGACGTTGCCAAGAAGCGCGCGAACGGTCGCATGAATTTGAAATAGGAAGTTAACTGCTTGTCAATCCTGCACTCCAATTGGTGCGTGCTAGCGTCATTGTTATAAAGAGGTTGCCTGAGTTGCTCGCAGGGTAGGCGTGTCAGTCATGATCCGCTGGCACACATGATAGAGAGCAAAGGCAATCGTCTAGCACAATTTTGCTTGACTTCGCGTCAAATATGTGACTACAGCTACATGTTATAGCGCCCTGGTCCGCTTTGTAGGCCGTGATGTTTCGCCCCTGCATTGGCGTCATAAGTGCATGACTAGCTCGTAAATGGTCCGTGTCGAGCAACGGACATTTCACCAAACCCATTTCATCTGCGCTGCATTACTGCGCGCAATTAACCAAAGGGAATTAATACAATGGCTGGCAACAGTCTATTAACCATCGATATGATAACGAGAGAAGCAGTACGCCTTTTCAAAAACTCCAATCTGTTTATCATGAATATTGATACGCAGTACGACAGCGCCTTTGCTGTTGATGGGGCGAAGATCGGGCAAACGCTTCGCATTCGCTTGCCCAATGACTATACGGTGCGCCATGGCCCTGCCATGAATATTCAGAGCACCAATGAGCAATACACAACGCTTACCGTGTCGAGCCAATACGGCGTGGATGTTGGCTTTACAACGGCAGAGCGCACAATGTCGGTAGACGATTACAACGAAATCGTCTTGCAGCCGATGCTGAATGATCTTGTTGGTGATGTTGCTGCGACTGTCATGGAAGGCAGCGAAGGCGGCGTTTCCAATTTCGTTTCCAATGTCGATAGCTCTGCGGCTCTGAATGCCGTGAGTGCAACAGGCGCGATTATCAGCCCGACGATGGACACCTATCTGCAAGGCAATGCTGTGCTGAGCATTGTGCCGACTCCTGGCGAAAGCCGTCGCATTGTGCTCGATCCGATTTCCAATGCACGTTCAGTCAATGTGCTGGCTGGCTTGCTTAATCCGGCTACGGAAATCAGTGCGCAATTCCGTTCTGGCCAGATGAAAAATGGTCTTGGCTACGAGCGTTGGTTCGAAGACCAGACGGTCATCAAGCATACCAGCGGCACATTCTCGGCTGGTGGCACGGTCAATGGTGGTACGCAGACTACTGCTGTTACTGGTGGAACGATTCTTGTTAACGCGATCACCGGCACGCTGAAGGCGGGCGACATCGTTACTTTCGCTGGTGTCAACTCAGTCAACCGCGTCACCAAGCGGTCGAATGGTACGCTCCAGCAATTTGTTGTGACGGCTGACGTTGCGACCAGTGGCACGCTGATTCCAATCTACCCGGCCATGATCCCGCCCGATAGCGTCACTGGCGCGTATGTGCAGTACCAGACAGTAACGGCGTCGCCCATCAACGGCGCGCAGATGAAGCTGGTTACGCAGTCGAGCGAAGTGTACAGAAAGACCTTGGCGTATACCCAAAAAGCAGTGACAATGGCGACTGCCGATCTTGTCATGCCGTCCAAAGCCGTGCAAGAAGCGGCGCGGGCAGTTTACGATGGTGTTAGCATTCGTATGCTTACGCCGTATTTGCCCAATAGCGATCAGTTGGCTACTCGTATGGATGTCTTGTTTGGGTTCCGCTACATTAGACCAGAATGGCTCGCGATAGTTGCAGATAAGGTCTAGTACAACCTACAGGTTGCATTGACATATCCATTCGGGTCGCGTACTGAACTCTTTCAGTTGACCCGAATGGAGAAATAAATGGCGCGTCCTAAAAATACAGCACTTTGCAGTGTAGAAAATTGTGGTAAGCTTGTTTACGGCAAAGGAATGTGTCGGCCACATTGGTGGAGGATGCATAGATATGGACGAACGCACAAGGTTGTTAAACGAGGCGTCTATGCTGTTTGTACTGTAGAAGGTTGTGGCGAGACAAAAATAAAAGGTCACGGTCTGTGTCTTATACATTATAGACAATATCATCATAAGTTTAGGGTATATGAAATAGATCATGCGCGATATATAGAACTGATTAATGAGCAAAACAATTTGTGCGCAATATGCAGGAAAGCCGAAACGTCTTTATTCAGAAACATTCCTGGAAAAATAAAACAATTGGCTATAGATCACAATCACAAAACAGGTAAAGTCAGAGGACTGCTTTGCTGGAAATGCAATTCAATGCTAGGTAGAGTACAAGAAAATGTTGACTTAATACGCGCAATGATCGACTACCTGAACAAGCACAAAGAGGCAGAAAATGGCTGTTCGACAAAATCTTGCTGACCTTGAAAATGATCCGGAGAAGGTTGGAACACACTATACCGTGCGCAATCCGCACCCTGCATTTGGCGTTGATCCGAATATTAGGAATGAATATGGACACACCAATTACCCAAAATACATTGACCATCCTTGGAAAAAGCGCACGGACAGTGTGACCACTTATTTCGGTCGTAACGGCGAAAGCAAGACAACTGTTATTGAGAGCGATTTTCCTGAACAGGTTATGGTCAAGGATGAAGATGAAGAAAAGAAGGTGTTAGCTGAGAAGCCGCCGAAGAAGGTAGAGGCAAAGGCCGCATGGGATGCCAAATAAATGCCCACACAGCGGGACATCATTACGCAAGCCATGAAGACGGCTGGCGTGCTTGGGTTGGGCCAGACGCTCAACGCTGAGGATGTTAATGATGGTTCTACTGCACTTCAGAACATGGTAACTCAATGGCAAGTAAAGCGATGGCTTGTACCGTCGCTTTACGACATCGCCATGCCTGGAAATAATGAGGCTTCCAATCGGATTGGTGCTGGTCAGTATTGGAATACGCTACGACCAGACAAGATCATGGCGGCGTATTTCATTCAGCCAAATAGTGGCAGCACGCCAGTTAGCTTTCCTCTCTATCCAATGTACAGCTACGAAGACTATTCGCGCATTTCGTTGAAAACATTAAATAGTTGGCCGACACGATATTTCTACGATAATGCTTATCCATACGGCAATGTATTTATTTGGCCAATTCCTACAGCCGACTATGAAATACATTTGATCCTGAAAAGTCCGCTTGGTTTCTCAACAACAATCAGCACAGTGGCAGTAGCGACTGGCGGCGAAGGCAGCGGATATACGGATGGTGTCTATGCAGCGGTGCCATTGGTCAATCTTAATACTGATCAATTTGCATCTGCTATTGGTTCGTTCATTATTGGCATTAGCGCAATTGGTGGAACGTCGCTAACTGGTATGTCCGCAACAGCAAATGTGACCATTATGTCTGGTGTAATTACCGGCATTGAAATTCAAAGCGGCGGCGAATTGTATAAAGTAGGTGATGTGTTTACGCTGGATGAAACAATTGTCGGTGCGGGGACTGGCTTTGTGGGCATTGTGACGGCTGTTGAAAGCAGCCTCGATAGCGAAATGTCGTTTCCGCCTGAGTATCAGGAAGCGTTGATTTACAATCTTGCTGTAAAGCTTGGTTCCATGTATCAAATGGAGCCATTGGCTATTACGCAGAAGATTGCGCGTACCTCGCTGAAGACACTAATTGCCGCTAATACACAAATTCCAGTGTTGCGAATGCCCGGTACATTGCCCGGCAGACGCAGGGCTGGAATTGTTAATGCGAATGGAGGATGCGTGTGGGCCGACGTATATTAATATTATTGGCAACTATTGCATGTTGTGGGCAGGCATGGGGGCAAACATCTCCTGGGCTTGTTACTGGCCAAGTGCCATCTGCTGTGCAGTGGAACGCAATGTTTTCGGCCAAGGCTGATTATCCTGTGACGGGAACAACGTGCCCGACTTGTGTAATAGGGCCAACGAGTGCGACAGCTAATTCAATTGCATTATTTAATGGTACTACAGGAAAGCTGCTTACGGGTCTATCAAGCG